CCGCCTCTCCCCGTCGGCGCGGAACCGGTCCAGCTCGGCGACCGACAGCGAGCGGACGTAGACGTGCCCGCCCCACTCCGGCACCTCCACCCGCTCCACGCGGGAGTCGGACAGCCCGATGATCCGGTCACGGTCGAGGAAACTCATGCCGCCTCCGTGAACGTGATCTCGCCGGTGACCGTCACCTCGCAGTCGATCACCAGCGGCGTCTCCGGGTCGTCGCCGGTCGGCGGAACGCACTTGTTGAGTTCGCCCAGGAAGGAGAACTTGGCGCCGTCCGGCATGGTCACCCGCCAGTGGTACGGGTCGGCCGCGTCCTTGATCGCCTTCAGCGCGGCGTACCGGTCGCTGGAGTAGAACTGCTTGAACGCGAAGGTGCCGTTGTCGTAAAGACCCCGGCGCTTGAACCGGCTCCGCCCGGTCTGCTTGAGCGGCGTGACGTCCACGGTGTTCGCCGTCGGCGAGCCGGGCGCCCCGATCTCCTTCATGTCCTCGAGTTCGGTCCAGACGGACCCGGCCGCGCTGTACTCCAGCATCATGCCGTTCGCGAGGATGCCCTCTCCCGCCGCCATAGCTCACCCCCGCCGGTAATGGATGACACAGGACAGGTCCACCGTGTGGACCCCGTTCTCGTCGGCGTCCACGGGCGGCTCGAACGAGTCGGACTCGTCGCCGTCGAACCGCACCGACAGCACCCGGAACGCGCCGCCGCCGATCGCGCCGGGCGTGTTCAATTCCAGCAGCCGGTCGCGCAGGGCGACCGCCGCCGCGCGGACCTGCGCCTCGGTCTCGCCGTGGACGTGCCAGTCGGCCGCCCACCCGTACAGGTTCAGGTAGCGCCTCATGGACCGCGCCTGCTCGTGCGCCGTCTGCTCGTAGACCGCGTGCGGGTAGGCCGCGTCCTGCGCCGCCTTGCGCGGGTAGACCCGGTTCCCGAGCGTCGAGATCACGCCGGCGCCGGCCGTCAGCCAGGAGAACACCGCCTCGCGGATTTCAGCCACCCGACGACTCCTTGAACGCCGCCTCGGCCGCGTCCGCCACCGCGGACTCCAGGGCCGCCCGGTTCGCGTCGAGCGACTCCCGCAGGAAGTGCCGCGCCCGGCTCCGCACCGTCCCCAGCTCGACCAGGTGCAGGTACTTGACCGGGTTGACGTAGTGGGTCTGGCCCTTGTTCTTCCCCCGCGAGCGAACCTTCTCCGCCGCGACCTTGAACCCGAGCCGAGCCCCGACCACCGCGACCACGGTCCCCGACGGGTAGACCTTGACCTTCTTGCCGAGCGACCGCTTGAGCTGCCCCGTCCGCGTGAACGCCCCGGCCTTCGCCTTGGCCGCCTTGGCGACCTTCGAGCCGACCGCGTTCATCGCCTTTCTCAGGTGCTTTTTCGCCAGCCTGGCCGGCACCTGCTTGAGACGCGCCATGAGCGCGTCGGTGCCCTCCAGCCGCATCCCGACCTTGAACGGCATCAGTCCACCCCCCGGCAGCGGCAGACCGTCTCGCGCCTCCTGCCGTCGGGATTGGTCACCGAGTCGATCGAGTACACGTCGCGGCCGTTGACCCTGAGCCGGTGCCGGCTGGTCAGCTCGGCCCGGAACCGCATGGTCACCCGGACCGCGCGGGTCGGCGTCTCCCGGTCGGCCCGCCAGACCTCGCCGGACTCCTCCGGCTCGACGGCCGCCCAGACGGTGGCGCCGTCGGAGAAGGACGGCACCGCGTCGCCGGAGCCGTCCCGCGTCGTGGACGGCTCCAGCACCGTCACCCGGTCCCGCATCCTCCCGGTCGGCACCACGTCAGTACCCCCCGTTCCAGCGCGCCGCGACCAGCCGGACGCACGCCGCCGGCAGCGCCAGCGTCGCCGTCTCCCTCTCGTCGCCGCGCCTCTCGTACCACCCGTGGGCCGCCATCTTGACCGCCGTCTTCAGCGTCGGCGGTATGTCGGCCGACGCCCCGTAGCCCGCGGTGAAGGTGACCGCCACCGAGCCGGGGTGGCTTCGCGTGACCGGCCAGACCTGCCCGTACTTCGTGCGGACGACCGGGGCGGCGCCGGTCGCGTCCAGCTCCCAGACCGACGTCGCCAGGGTCTGCGTGTCGCCGGCCGCGTCCGCGTAGGTCACCGACCCGACCGACGAGACCGGGTAGCGCGGCAGCCGGAGCGGGTCGGCGAACGAGCAGCCGGTCAGCCGCCAGGTGGCGGACAGCAGTTGCAGCCCCCAGCCCTCCTGGACCAGGTCCGCCGCCGCCGCCACCAGCTCGTCGAGCAGGTCGTCGTCGTCGGTGACGTCCGGGTCGATCCGGCACCATTGGCGGATCTCGTCGGTGGACACCACCTTGCCCGCCGGCGGGGTGACCAGTACCAGCCCCATCGCTCACCTCACTTGCCGTGCGGCTTCGGCGGGTCCTTGGGAGCGTCCTTGCCCTTGACCCCCGGCTTGCCCTCGTCCCTGTCCTTCTCCGCCGGCGGGTGCGCCGGCGCCGGCGGGTGCCGGACCGGCTGGGCCGGCGTGACCGGCTGCGTCGGGTTCGGCGCGGGCGGCGGCGTCTGCGGCCTGCCGGCGTCCTTCTTCGGCTCCGGCTTCTTGTGTTCGTCGTCGCCGTCGGCGTCGTCGTCGGGCGGCGTGACGTTCCCGAACTACGGCCGCGCGAAGGGCGCCCCGGTGGCGGGCGCGTCGATGCAGGACCTGGAGTTCTACGCCAACGGCGCGCGGCGCTCGTTGGCCGACCCGGCGAAGCAGCGCTTCCACGCGAGCGAGCAGAAGCTGCTCGACGCCATCGAGGCGGAGATCGCCCGGCAGAACCCCGACCCCGATCCGAACAACGGCTACGAGACCGCCGGAGATCCGCCACCGCACAGCGACGGCGACGCGCCGTTCTGAGAGGAGACAACCATGCGCAAGACCTTCACGAGGCAGCAGGAGCGCATCGCCATCGCCGCCCTCGCGGCGGGACATCACGTCTGGCGCGACGACGAGCCGGGCGAGTTCGGCCCCACCGTCGATGTGCGCGTGGGCGAGCCGCAGAATGGCTCCGTCATCGTCTTCTGGTGCGACGGCTCCGTGTCCATCAGCACCAGCTCGCGCAACCTTGCGGGCCACGCGGAGGCTGCGGCGCGGGCGGCGCAGTTGGCGCGCGAGCTGCTCGACAAGTCGGCAAGGGAGGCAGCGTGAGCCTCCCTGGCATCCCCGGCATCATCGTGCTGCCGCGCGACCTGTCCCCTCGACAGCCCATGCCGTCGTCCTGCTGGTCGAGCAGCTTCGTCCACTGGAACAACTGCCCGTGCGCGCGTTGCGCTCACTTCGGCGTCAACGGCCACGCACCGAAGGAGGCGAAGCCGTGAGCGACCTCCCCACCTTCCAGTCCACCGGCTTTCAGCACCTCGACGCGAAGATCGAGCGCGCGCTGGAGCAGGCCTACAGGCTGGGCTTCGACGCGGGCATCGAGCACCAGAAGAAGGCGGCGCCGCCGCCGAAGGCGCGCGAGCTGGCGAAGCAGCTCAACGCCATGCGGGAGCGCGCCGAACGTGCGGAGGAGCGCATCGCTTCGGTGAGCGGCGTCACGCGCGAGGACCTGGCGAAGCGTGAGTACGAGCGCGGGGTCGCCGAGGGCGCGCAGCAACTCGAGGCCGCGCGTGACGCTGCCGCCGAGGCCTTCGACGCGGCGCTGACGGCCTTCGGCCAGGTGCAGGAGCGGCTCGCCGCGGTGACGGCCGAGCGCGATGAACTGCGCGCGCTGCTCACCGAGACGCCCATCGAGGCGGCGGTGCAGGCGTCGACCGGGCAGGAGCGAAAGCACTGCCGCTGCGGGCGACTGAGCGCGACGATGAATGACTACATGTCCGCGCCGCCGGACCTCCGCGACGACAAGCGCGGGCTGTGCTGGGCGGAGTGGACTGGCGAGGCCTGCCGATGAGCACCGCGCGAGACCTGGGCCTCGACCCGAACGTCGTGCCTCCCGCGCTGCCGCCTGTCACGCTGCGCAGCGGCAACCCGATGCGCATCGTCACCGACTGCCGCGCGGTGGCGCGCAAGGCGGGCTGGACGCTGGCGCGGTGGGACGAGTTCTACGCGACGTGCAAGGCGTGCTTCTCGCCCGCCGCGAGCCGCGAGGAGGTCGACGCGATGCTCGACGTGGTGCGCAGCCACTTCGCGGTGACGCTCGGACCCGGCTTCAGCTTCGACCCGGCGGAGTGGGATCACCGGCAGGTCCGCGTCGAGGTCGACGACTAGCAGAGCGACCCGGCGCGGAGGGCGCCGGACTCGCTCTCGGCGACCGGGCGCGGCACCTCCCCCCTGCCCCGCCCCGTCGCTTCTTTCCGGCGCAGCGCATCGCGCCACCCCGCGGGCCGGTGGACCCACCCCGGCCGCCGAGCACCGCGGGCCTTTCCGCAGCACCAACCCGAGGAACACGACATGGCGAAGAAGGCGAAGGCAGCACAGGTGACGGTGGATGAAGCGGTGGTCGCGGCGGGCGGCCAGCCGTCGAGCGACTTCAAGGCGAGCGTCGAGGCGGCGATGGGCATCACCGCGGCGAACGAGACGCGCGCGAAGGCGGCACAGCTCTTCGCGGTGCCGACGCCGGCCATCGGCCGCGACGTCGAGATGCTGGAGGTGTCGGACATCCGCCCGTCGCCGCGCAACCCGCGCACGTCGCTGGGCGACCTCGACGACCTGACGCGCGCGGTCGAGGAGCACGGCATCCTGTCGCCGCTGCTGGTGCGGCAGGTGGGTGACGTGGGCGAGGTGTACTTCGAGATCATCTCCGGCCACCGGCGCCATGCCGCCGCGGAGCGGGCCGGGCTGAAGCAGGTGCCGTGCACCGTGCTCGACGTGACGGAGGTGCAGGCGCTACAGCTGAACCTCACCGAGCAGATCAACCGGAGGGACTTGACGCCGCTCGAGGAGGGCGAGGCGTGCCGAAAGCTGCAGGAGCTGTCGGGCTACGACGTGACGCAGGTCGCCGGGAAGCTCGGCCGCTCGACGTCGTGGGTGCGCGGCCGCCTCGCGCTCTGCACCGCGACGCCCGAGGTGCGCGACGCGCTGAAGAAGGGCGTGGTGCCGCTGACGCTCGCCCAGGCGCTGGCCGCGCTGCCCACGGTGAAGATGCAGGTCGAGGGGCTGGGCCTCGCCACCAAGGCACTCGCGTACACGACGGCCGAGGAGGCGCTGGCGCAGCTGCGCGACGCGTACTGCCGACCGCTGAAGGGCGCGCCGTGGAAGCTCACCGACGAGACGCTCGTGTCCGAGGCCGGGGCGTGCAGCGTCTGCCCGCGCAACACCGCCAACGAGCGGGCGCCCGGCCTCTTCGACAACATCAAGGCCCCGCCGACGTGCGCCGACCTCCCCTGCTACGAGTCGAAGAAGCGCGCGGCGTGGGCGAAGCGGACGGCGAAGTACTCGGCGGCCGGGGCGAAGGTGCTCAGCGTCGTCGACGGGCCGAAGCTCTTCAATCTCCACGGCGAGCAGCCGCGGCTCAACCACGGCAGCAAGTACGTGATGGCGAAGGACATCGCGCAGGAGGACGGCTCCAAGCGGACATGGGCGCAGCTCGTCGAGCGCATCAAGGACGAGAAGCTGAAGCCGGTGCTGCACGTCGCGCAGGACGCCGCGGGCGGCATCCACGAGCTCTACCTCGCCAACAAGGCGCTCGAGGCGGTGGCGGAGCACCTCGAGCTGAAGTGGGCGCGGAATGCCGCCGAGCGCGAGGCGAAGGGTGGCACGGCCGCCGAGGCGCGCGACGAGTGGGCGGCTGCGCAGCGCGAGCGCGACGTGGCGCGGGCGGTGACGGAGGAGGTGGTGCGCGTGGTGGCGGAGCGCATCGCGGTGAAGGGGCTGACGCTGCCCCAGGCGCGCGCGCTGGCGTCGCGGCTGGATGACCACGAGCTGCAGTCCTTCCTCGTGGCGCGCGGTGCGAAGGACACGTCGCCGCGCGGCATCAAGAAGCTGCGCGAGACGGCGGTGGTTGACGAGCTGCTGGCGCTCATCTTCTTCGCGACGCACTGGGCCAGCTACGACGGCGTCGACGAGGGGCTCGTCGAGCTCGCGAAGGTCGAGGG